TTATTCCTCCAGTTGTTGAAGACTGCGGCTGCGAATCTCTTGTTGCAGCTTCTCAATCACTTCATTTACGTCCAGGCTGCCCAAGTCTTTGCCACGACGGGTGCGCACGGCAACTTTGCCTGCTTCTACCTCTTTGTCGCCACAGACCAACATGTAAGGGACACGACGTAAAGTGTGCTCGCGGATTTTAAAGCCAATCTTCTCATTTCTCAAGTCTGCTTTTACACGAATACCCGCATTTTGTAGTTTCTGCGTTAATTCGTTGACGTATTCAGACTGTGAATCGGTGATGTTCATGACGACAACCTGAACTGGCGCAAGCCAGGTCGGGAAGAAGCCAGCGAACTCTTCGGTCAGGATACCGATGAAACGTTCCATCGACCCAAGAATTGCACGGTGAATCATAACCGGCACCTGACGCTCGTTGTTTTCGCCAACATAAGAGGCGCTTAAACGGGACGGCAGAGAGAAGTCCAGCTGTACAGTACCGCACTGCCATGCACGATCGAGGCAGTCATACAGGGTAAATTCAATTTTCGGACCGTAGAATGCGCCCTCACCCAGTTGGTACTCAAACGGGATGTTGTTTTCTTCCAGCGCAACGGCCAGGTCAGCTTCAGCACGGTCCCACATTTCATCGCTACCGATACGTTTTTCGGGGCGAGTGGACAGTTTGACGACGATTTTCTCGAAGCCAAAGGTGCTATACATATCGTAGACCATACGAATGCAAGCGTTAACTTCATCACGGATCTGCTCTTCTGTACAGAAGATATGTGCATCATCCTGAGTGAAGCCACGAACACGCATCAGGCCATGCAGCGCGCCTGACGGCTCATTACGGTGGCAGCTACCAAACTCGGCCATACGCAACGGCAGATCACGATAGGATTTCAGACCCTGATTGAAGATCTGCACGTGGCCCGGGCAGTTCATGGGCTTAATGCAGTATTCACGGTTCTCAGAGGAAGTCGTGAACATCGCATCTTTGTAGTTATCCCAGTGACCTGTTTTTTCCCACAGCACGCGGTCCATCATGAACGGACCTTTAACTTCCTGATACTGGTATTCTTTCAGTTTTGAGCGAACAAAGACTTCCAGTTCACGGAAGATTGTCCAGCCATCATTGTGCCAGAACACCATACCCGGCGCTTCTTCCTGCATATGATACAGGTCAAGCTGCTTACCGATTTTACGGTGGTCGCGTTTGGCCGCTTCTTCCAGACGTTGCAGGTAGGCACTCAGGGCTTTTTTATCGGCCCATGCAGTACCATAAATACGCTGCAGCATCTTGTTATTGCTGTCGCCACGCCAGTATGCCCCAGCGGTCTTCATCAGTTTGAAGTGATGACAGAAACGCATGTTCGGCACGTGCGGGCCACGGCACATATCGACATATTCTTCATGATGGTACAAGCCAGGCTTGTCATCATGGGCAATGTTTTCATCAAGAATGGAGACTTTATAGGTCTCGCCACGCTTCACGAAGGTTTCACGCGCTTCGTACCAGCTGACTTTCTTCTTAATGACATCGTAGTTTTTCTCAGCGAGCTCGTGCATCCGCTTCTCGAGCGCGTCGACATCTTCCTGGGTTAGCGTACGGTCAAGATCGATATCGTAGTAAAAACCGTTATCAACAACCGGTCCGATCGCCATTTTGGTGTGCGGCCAGAGTTGTTTGATCGCGTGCCCTAACAGGTGCGCACAGGAGTGACGAATGATCTCCAGACCTTCTTCATCCTTCGCGGTGATGATGGAGAGCTTCGCATCATGCTCAATCAGATCGGAAGCATCTACCAGCTCACCGTCAACACGGCCAGCAATAGTGGCTTTCGCCAGACCTGGACCGATGTCCAGCGCAACATCCATGGGGCTTACAGCGTGGTCGTAATGGCGTTGGCTGCCATCAGGAAGAGTAATAACAGGCATGTTATATCCTTATTTGCAGTGGTGACCCACACGTAAGATCACATACAAAGAGAAAATGTATTTGTTTACAGTAAGTTGTGTAACCATCTAACCAACAATCGCTAAATTGGTACACAATCTGGTACACAAATGAAAAACTGACATCATCAGTCCCTCACCCGGCAAAATGATGGTAACACTAAAAAAGTGGTGATTGCACCACTCTGTTTCACATTGATTAAAATTGCCTTGCAGGGATGGACTAGATCGACTAAGAGAAGATGAACGCAAAGTTAGCGCAAGACGAATCACCACCTTCCGAGGTTTTGAGTTGTTTTGCGCTAATTTTTTGCCCCATATATGCCCCATTCACATCACCGGCGCTTCATCATCCCGAGTCCGGTTGACCAGCCACGTCACCACGCCTATCACCTCGACGTCATCCAGTGCGTCACCCTCGATAGCTTCTCCATCTTCCGTGATTAACGCTTTACCCGCTGGCCTGGCGAAATAGTTTCGGCCCAGCCAGTTAATCAATACGTACTCACCCTTCTTTGGCCTCATTGACTTGTCGACAACCGCATAGCCGCGTGATGTCTCGATAACCAGCGAATTTGCGTCGATGTTGCATATCGATGCGACAGATAGCCGAGTTTCGATAAAGTCCTTAGCTGGAGACGGGAAACCGCTCATGTGACCTCCTTATGATAATACCTGTATATGCATACAGTATAATCACCATAATTTGATCGCCGCAACCGATCGATGCCGCATAATTGATCGTTGATAACCATTAGATTGATGCTGTGAATAATTGCATGCTGACTAATCACTTTCATGAAGGAATAGTTATGTGGTGGGTTATCGGCTTCCTTGCCGTTATAGCGCTCATTGCTATAGGTGTCATGTGGTCAGCATCAAAGGATGCTGAGGATGACTATTAGCTTTCCAACTTTGACAGGCGCTCTTCTATGCGATCGCATCGGCGGCGCTGGTATGCAGCCTCAATCCATGCGCACTGGTCAGGTCTGATCCCCCATCTATTACCAGCAGGGATGACAAGTCGCATTGAATTAGTTTCATATTGTTCCTGAATCACTCGCTCAACAAAATTACCCTCTGATACTTCCTCGCGATAGATAACTTCGCGCATCTCCACTTCTGGCTCGTAGACATCATCCCACTCGTCGTAACACAGCAATCCAAATTTAGTTCCGTCGATGCCATGTGCCGCAAAAGCGTCACGAACCTGCTGGGCTATCACGCCAAAATGCCAACGGGCATCACTGCCCTTTTCTGCAATCATGTTCAGCCATTGGAAGGCGATAATTGATACATCGCCCCATGCATCCAGGATAGCGTCAGAGATAATTACCGGATCGCTTTTCTCACGCCCATCAGAGGTATTAATCGTGCCGTTAGCAGCATAAACCTGTGTCCATCGCAGAGACGCAGTTCCGTTCGATTTACTGTTGTCGACCATAGGGGAAATGATCCCCTTGAATGTCACAGTGCCGCTGCTGCCAAACCATGAAATAACAGAGCTTCCATCCGTGAAGTTAATTCCACCGTTATTAGCCGTCAGCAGTACATTCTTTGTCTGTCCATTAACGTCAAAGATTTGCGTTCCATCGAGAGTGTAATCACTCCACCCGCCAAGTCCTGAGCTTCCCGCTGTTTCACGCATGAAGCGAGCATCCTGACCTGTTGACCACCGGATGCGGAGATGACGCGGCCTCCAGTTCTGTATGAAAAATTCGCCATTTGTCGTTTGTGTCGGAAACTGCCGATAATCAACAAAACAGTCACGCGGAGAAAACCCGGAGATATCAACGCTGGTCTGCAAATCGGTATTTATCAATCGAAGGTTGCTGGTGTATCCCTGTGTTTCAGAGATGTCATACGCAATAACCCGACCGTTCTCAAATTCACTGTTAATGAATTTTGCGTCACGCATATCACCAAACAGTGTGTTCCCTTTGTCATAAATGGTTTGCGCCTTGAAATTCTGGAATTTCAGGTTGCGCATTGGATAGCCATCAATTTCCAGTGCAAACGAAACTGGCAATCCGAGGCTTTCTGATGCAACCCCTGATGCATGATCAAGGCTACCTGCAAACAGGTTTTCAAAGTTTGTCCCTGAGAAATTGTTACCAATAGACGGATAACGGATTACACCAAGAGTCCCTGGCAGTGCAGGCGTAACTCCTGTCAGCGTGACGTTTGTGCCATCAAATGAAGACCCTGTGAAAGTGTAGAATTCTGAACTACCGGGAATTTTAAACTGATTTCCGGCGGTGATGCGCAGTGAAGGGACATGCTTAAATGTCACACTATCAGACGCGTGGCTTACAACGTCAATTTGCGGAGCGTTGCGAATTAGCAGGCCGCGCACACCCTGCGTGTAGAATTTATTGAAGTGCTGCCGTTCAGGGTTTCCGCGAGCTGTCAACGTCCCGTCATTCTCTGTAATCAGAGTCCCGGCAACGCGCCAGTAACCGCATACCTGGACGTTATCCCCGAGACTATCCAGTCCGTCAAATAAATACAGACCGATATCCCATTCATCACCCAGAGATGATGACGTTACATCGTTATAACCAGAAATACCGTTATTATTCAGAATAATGCGCAGGTTTCTAATCTGCGATGAATGTGTTGCTGTGACGGCAACGCTGAATGATTTTAATGTGGCCGGAGTGGTTCCAACTGAATCCTCATTTGTGAATTTAGTAAACTCACAAACCACGCCATTTGCTGTTTTTACTGGCCGTTCGTTAGATATGTTTCCGAACGTTTTCGTCTTAGCGCCGGTGCCTGTAAACAGCAAATGTGTGCCTTTATTCCAGCTTTTTGGTAATGCGTTCGCATCGGGAGTGTAGCTGTACCAGACATCAATACCCTCACCCTCTAACGTAACCCCGCTTGGGATGGTGATGCTTTGGGATATGCGCCAGTGCCCTGCGGGTATTCTGATCAGGCTTGCGCCTGAATTGATGGCATTAATGAGCCATTGAGTCGAGTCAATACTGCCATTTAAAACAGCACTCCTGTTATTAGGAGGAACAAAGTCGAGGGCATTAATGGTATCGGCATTTTTATCATGCTGTGTTCGTGCGATTGAGTTCGCGAATGGCTGTTTAACTGCAATTAGCGCATCTCCCATCCCATCAACGTCGCTTCTGAGGTTTCCTCTGAGAACGGCGTCGCCAACACCGAGCCAGGCACCCAGGCTTATCCCACCCGTACTGGCAGGCGTTGAACCTGCAGGAACGACTTTCGGGAATACGCCATCCCAGCGGTAATACTCACCCGTACTGGTATCGCGGAGGACCTGGTTAGGAAGTGTAAGCGTCGCGCCAGCCTGGAACGAATCAAGTGTGATATAGCCAAACGCAGCAATGGCCGCCTTGGCCAGTTGCTCAAGCCCGTACCAGGTCTGGCGATTGCGACCGAAGCGATCCTGCCAGATGGCGTTGGTAATGTCGTTAATGGCAAAGTCAAAGTTCTGCGCGTTGTCGAACAAATCTTTGGCAGCAGCGGACCCCAGCGGGTTGCCGGTGTGGTATACGGTCATACGGGCCTCATAAATGAGAAAACCCGCCGAAGCGGGTTATTTTATTGTGTTGTGATTAAGTGACATCGCCGGGGTATGTGGCGTCGTCAAAAGCGTAAAAAGCATCCTGATATTCGGACGCCGTCACCTGGCAGGTTCCGTCTGATTGTGGAGCTATCTCAGTGACGATCGCGTCGTAGCCTGTCTCGGAGGATGAATAAAAAATAAGACGCGGCATTTCTACTGCCGGGTCATCCAGGATCCACTCATCAAAGTTGAGCGAGCTGGTTAATGCCAGTGTGAGGGTATAATCGTCGACCCGTGCAGGCGTCAACAACGGCGTAGCTGAACCATCCTGCAGGCGCAACATCACGCGCGGGCTGGTGAATGACCAGTCGAGCGGCTCACTGACTTCCAGCGTCAGCAGCGAACCAGACAGTGAAGCGTTAACCACCAGGCAACTGAGCGTGTTACTGCCAGGTATATCGTCGGTCAGCACCAGGCGGTCACCGTAGTTGTAGCAAAGCGCATCCATCTCGGTGGTGGTGGTGAATGTCATTCTCTGGTTCAGGTACTTCATCAGGCGTCGCATGCCTATGCGGTAAGCCCTGTCCTGACTGACGACACCGTCCAGTTTGTAACTCTCGATTTTCACCGGGGTCGGATTGTCTGAGGTACGGCATTGCACCGTTTCCTCAGTCCAGGTGGTGCCGTTTATATACGTGACGTCCACACCGTCGTAATCGTCCTGCGACGGGACAGAAAACGCCGTCTGTAGCGCCTCTGTTGTCTCCTGCGGGGTGATGGCACCCACCCAGTTTTTAACCCCCTCACGCCCTACTGACGCCAGCCCGTCAGAAAGAAGAAAGTACCCCATTCCGGCATTCGCAATCATTTTCAGAACATCCAGCGCTGACGCACTGCTGTCAGCGGCCTCAAAGTCGAAGGTCTCACCCCGCGGCGTCCAGTACGTGCTTTCCAGCGCGTTAATCGTGGCCGTGTCGATATTGCTCATGCCCAGGCTGGTCAGAACATGCATCAGCGCGCCACTGATAGAGCGCGAAGTGTAGCCGTCATAAAGCCTGGTCGCCTCAACGTTCACTCGCCGATCCGACTGACTGGCCAGGCGATTACCAGTGCGGATGGTCAGGGCCATGGTGGTTACGCCAGCGTACGAGGTTGGCCGCTTCGACAGCCGGGAGCGCAACGCCTGCCAGTAGACTGCATTGACCGTCTTCGCGCCCCCTATTTTGGTAGTACGCCGCACCCTGACTTCGTATTGCGCAGCAGACAGCCCGCTGATACGCCGGGTGTATCCATGCCCGTTCGCTGTTTTGTTTTTAAAGTCATAGGCAACCTGCGACCAACTGCCGCCCAGCGCAGCGTTACGATACTGAACCAGCACCCTGACGCTATGTGACTGTGATGACCCGTTGTTTTTGTACTGAATGTGGCCGTTCGGGAAGATGAAGTTGTTTTCGATGACTGTCGTCGTCTCTCCATCGGGGCAAGACAGGAACGGCCCCAGCCAGTTCTCGGCATCGTTATCGCCGGACACTATCGCGTCCAGCACGGTTCGACTGGTGAATCCCGGCCAGGAGGCATCCACCACAATTGAGCCGTCCGTGGTCACCAGCAAGCGCGAGACGGTAATGGTCGCATCATCGACCGCATCGATAATGAAAAGCCCGGTACCGTACATCACTGAGAAGCGCTGGGTGCCCGCCGGAATACCGGTGAATGCTTTGCCCGTCGCTGACGTGTACGCCAGCGTAATATGCGCTGGTACGCCCGCAGCGCCACCACTCGATGCCACGCCAGGCGCATTCACCGGGCTGGTACCGAATACGGCGGCAGGCAGCGTTGAGTTGACAATCGTACCGCCAGTGAAAGGGCTCGATAGTTCGTGAATGACGACCTTGCCTGAACTGTCGATAGCAACCAGACCTGAGCCGGTCAGCGCGTCGGTGATGGCATTCACCAGGCCGCTCATGTTCACATAGTTGGTCACCAGGCTGACTGTATAGGTGAATCCCTGCCAGGTAATGGTGAACGTGTACGGTGTGGCGGTGAAGTCGTAAGCAGACGGCGCGGCGCTGGCCGTGATACTCGCTGCGCTACCACCGACGCCCGGTACCGGCGGCACCTCGGCGGTGTATGACGCAATGAACAGGTCATAGCTGTTATCGTTGAAGGTCAGCGTGACAGGCATGCCCACCACCGGCACCAGCTCGGTGAAGTCTCCGTAAATTACGCTGTAACCGCCGTCAGCGCTAATGACGTAACTGTCCGGCGCAACTACCGTAATGACAGTGCCAGGCACCCACGAACTCGGCACGCTGATGTCATCAGAATCATCAGTTTTGACGCCGATCAGCGTGATGGTGTTGTCGTCGAACAATACCGCATCTGAGCTAACATAGGTTGAGTCCGGAGCCGTGGAGTTAGTGTCCAGACCTGACCCGCTCGACGTACCACCTACCTCCGTGGATGACCACCAGTTTTCAGATCGGGAGTCAGCGCCCACGTTTGCGCCGGGAGGATAGAGGGTATACGCGACGTCGGAACCGAAACTGGCAACCGGTGTGCTGCCGATGCGTATGCCAGACTGCGGAATGCTGAAGTTACCCACACCAATGCAGAGCAGCATGGTCGTTCTGAACACCTCAGGATCAGCAGAATCAAACCGGCTGACAGGCTGCAGGATGTAGTCCGGGTAAACCCGGTATTTCCCGAATATCTCCCTGATGGGGTCACCCAACTTCACGGAGTTCGCTTTAGCCGGGTTCAGGTCGAGCTGGTCGCCGTTCTGCGCATTCTGGTTTGCGCTGTCCAGTTGACTCATCATGTAGAGCGAGAAAGCAACGCTGGCTACGGCAACAGCCAGGGCAACGTAAGCGCCATATGCCGCCATAAATGCGGATACTGCTTCGCCCGGTACCGGATAAATGCGCACGTCGCTGTCCGGCTCAATGATGACATCAGCCCATTGCTCTGACGCGATGGTGCGACCGTCGACATCCACCGTGATGGGGTGCTGCATATCCAGCCTGTAGTCCGTCACGTTTTCCACCAGCCAGCGGTCAATCGTCATGCGCTTGTGTGCGTGTGTTTCCAGCGGCTCGCCCGGGAGTCGTGAAGGATAGAATCTGATGGTCAATGGTAATACTCCACTTTCACATAGCGGCGCTCAAAACGCGCCAGCGGCAGGATGGTCACGTTATTGCGTGGGTTGCTCTCGATAACCTGCAACTGCCCGTCGAGCAGCACCACGATGCCGACATGAGATATCAGTCCGCCTTTGTAACAGGCCGCCACCGCGCCGTGCTCAGGCCCGCACCGGGTTGCCTCCATGAGCACTCCGCGCGCCGTCGTATCCATCGAATCGTCCTTGATAACGCCCTCGAGCACCGGCCACGCTGGTAGCCCAAGGTCTTTGCGCACCTCATGAACGATGCCGTAGCAGTCGAGAACCGGATAAGTGCGGCCCCCCATCCGCCATTTGACGGTCAGGTATTTATCGATGTTGAACATGACGTTCCTTATGCGATGTGGCGCAGGCCCGGGAAGCTGTTGAGCAGGTAGCGGTATCGGGGCCACGCCGTGTCCAGCACGTTCATGTAGCCGGCGGTAATCTGCACCTCGGTAGCGGTCCAGTAACCCGATTTGATGTCGAGCGAAAAAGGCACCTCTGCTGGCGCAGTCAGGTCGCCTGAGGTGTAGCAGCGATAAGTCAGCACGGACCCTTTAATGACGGACAGGGCTTTCCTGATGGTCGTCGACACGATGCCCTCAATGTTGCTGATGGCAAAGCGCAAGTCCTGCGTGCCGTCGGCATTCCTTGCAGGTAATGCAAGATCAATCCCGCATGCTATAAACGTTGCCGTGCTGCCATCCTCCAGCGTCGCGGTAATATCCTCATACCCATGCGTTAGCCAGAACGTGTCGTCACCAACCACTATCTCAAGCGTAGGGATGATCACCTCTTTGCCCGAGGAGGCGTAGAGCCTGTTAATCGCAGTCATGCTTCAGGCCACTCCCGGTTCAGCGCCAAATCAATGATGCTCTGGTTGATGATGAAGTCCGGGAAGTCACCCCAGCCCGGTGGCAGGATTGGGCGTTCCCATAACTCGAGCGTGGCGGTGAATTGCCAGTACCCTAAGCCGATCAGCGTCGGCCCCTGGTAGATATCAACGAACCGGCACGCGTAATCATCAATGCCGATTGGCGCACGAATGCGCATGTTGAACCACGCTACCCCATCAGTCAGTGCATCCCTGTACCAGGCCTCAAACAGCTGCGACTGCACCTCATTGAAAATCCAGGTCACCCCGGCCTGCGTCGGCGTCGACGTGTATTTTCGTCGCTGCCGGGCGCGCCCAGAGGTTAACTCTGTTCTCAATAATGGGCTGACTGGCTGGTAGCCGAGACCGGTTCGCTGGGCTAAAGGAAGGTATTCGTGCGGATAATTGATATCGGTTTGCTTACCCATTAACCGGTCCTCCTTTTTGTTGTCCAGCCGCTTTGCAGGCCTTTAGACACATTGCCCTTTCCTGATGCCAGATCACCACTGATTTGCTGGTAGACCTGCTTGCCGCCACGGGCAACGGCAGCTTCTACTAGCGCGATGGTTTTATCATCGGGGTTTCCGTTGATCTGGATGGTTGGGCTGTAGTGATAAGCCGCACCACCGCCGCCCTGCATATCACGGTTGCTGATGACCTTTCCGTTATCACCGGGGATCATGTACTGACTGCCATTCGAAGCTTTGAAGATTTCAGGCTTCCCGCCCTCACCCACGCGGTACATGGCATTCGCAGATACCGGGCCGCCGTGCTCGCGAGCGCCGCCCATACTGATGCTGGCAACGTTTGAAAGTAGGGAAGCACCAGCAGATGCTATAGCAGCATAATTCGCAAGTTTTTGCGCTGGAGTCAGCGCTGTCGGATCAGCCATGGCCTGCATGATTGCGGTATTCAGGCTGAGGGTAGACTGGGCAATCGCAAACGCTTTACTGGCTGCGAACATGACCTGGTACGCCGCGTTACTCTTGCCAGCGGAGTCAGCAATTATCGAAGCCAGACTATCAAAACCCTGGGACGCAGAGCCCAGAATAGAAAGAACGGATGCTCTTTGCTGATCTGCCTCAGTCTGCGCTATTTGCATGCGTGCGTTTGACGCCTGCAGTTGGATGGCAGTTTTGGCGTCTTCGTAAAGCTGGGTATTTTGCTTATCCAGTTCCTGATATTTAGCTATGGCCTCAAGCTTTTGTGTTTCCTGGAGATTGATTTGCGCCAGCGGATCCACTGATGCCCCAGTGATAGGGTTGACCGAGGTATTTCCGGAAGCTATCTCCTGTTTGGCATACTTCTGTCCCTGCTCAGCCTCTTTGCGCTTCTGAATGGAGATTGCTGCCTTTTCGTTTGCCTCACCAAGAGCCCTCGCTTCCGCTAGTTGCTGCTGAGTCGCGGCGCCACCAAGAGACTGCTCCGCACGAAGACCCGCCTCTTGAATACGGCGCTTTTCAATCGACTCTGTGGTCAGGTCTGATTGAGCGCGGAGATTAGCCAGTTTCTGAGCAATGGATTCAGCCTGCGAGGCGGAGGTCTTGCCCTCTTTGTTGCTCTCTTTCCGCGCCTCGGTAACCCGATAGGTTTCTGCGTATTCATCCTGAAGAGCTTTGATGCGCTTCTGATCTGTGATGCCAGCGTCTGCTGCATCATATTGAGCCTGCAGCCTGGCTCTGGCTTCGCCCTCAAGCTTTGCAAGCGCTAAGCGGCGCTCTGAGTTTTGCACCAATTTTTTGGTAGCCGCATCGTCACCTTTGGTGCCTGGGGAGTTGAACTGGTTATTGTCTGCGTCCTTTGACGCCTTAGCGCGAATGTGCGCAATCTCGCCTTCAACCTGTTTGAGTTGGAAAGCAGCTTGAGCCCTTCGCTGTTGAAATATAGTGTCCGACTCATACCAGCGCTGACCATCTTTAATCTCTTCGTTAAGTTCCTGCTGAAGCTTAATCAGCTTCGGCATGCGGGATGAATCACCAACGTTATTGTTGTAGTAGTTAAGGTTGTCAGCGACGCTCTGCATTAATCCTGCAAGCGTGGATGTAAGCCCAATCGCTTGGTTAAGATCATTAATCGCGTTTCTGAATGCAACATCCAGACTATTCTTCGCACGATCAACGTTGACCGGCATTTTTTCAAACTCAGCGTTCACATACTCAGTTTGCTTTTGAATGGCATTAAGTGCGTCCTGTGCGGTCAACTTCCCTTCGAGCATTTTTTGACGTAATTGGTCAGTAGAAATACCAAGTCCCGCAGCCATCTGCCTAGCCAGCTCAGGCATTTGCTCAACAATTGAGTTAAATTCTTCGGCTTGGATCGTCCCTCTTGACATGGATTGACCAAACTGACGAAGAGCATTAGACATCTCTTCAGCAGAAGATCCGCCAATCGTCCCTATCTTTTGTAGCGTTGAGGTTAATTGCAGAATCTGCGCGTTTGTGGCACCAGTGCTTTTTAGAGAGGTGGTTAATGATTCCCACAACTTCTCAGTTTCTGCCAGGCTGCCACCTGTCTCTGATGCAATCGCAGACAACGAAGACATGCTCTCCCTTGCCGCATCAACACTTGGACTTAAGCGGGTCACTCTCGCTTGGAGAGTTGCCATTTCATCGCCGATAGCAATCAACTTCTTCGCTGTATCAATAGTAATGGCAGATGCAATTGCGACACCGACCTTATTTAACGCCCCCTCAAAGCGACTAACTGACGCCGAAGCCCGGTCGAAATTGCCCCCCATCTTATCCAGGCGATCATTTACTTTCCGCTGAGCCTCAATGAGTTCGGCCACATCCATCTGAACTTGATAAACGATATTGCCAACCTGCTCGTTGCTAGCCATTCTTGTCTCCGGGCATAAAAAAACCCGCCGGAGCGGGTTTGTATGATATTTAAGGAATCAAATCTTGCCTTGAACCTTATATTCCAAATATTTTAGTTTTGAGGAAAATCCCGAATCAATTTTATTGCCAACTGATTCAATCGTCACATCAACGGAAGGCAAAGAATTACCATCAATTATTACAGACTCAAGGGATACCCAATCCTTGCTGAAGATGCTGTATTCGCATTTCCCCAAACCTTTGAGTTGTACTCCAAAAGCATTGCTCGCATTGAAATCTACAAATATTTCGGCACTTTTAAGCGTAAAAAGCCCGTTTCTCACCCCTTCGCGCAAAGCATCCGTCTGGAGGCTATCAATCTTCTTGTCACGTTCTTCGCCAGAAAGCTCTTTAGAGCTGATGAGAGCCTTCTCCATCGAATAGGATGCTGGTGATTTCATTCTTGACTTGATAATTGAGCTACATGCATCAGTCATTGCTGCATTCTGAGCATCCTGACCCGGAACCAATGCGATTGCCGCAACAGAGCAAACCAAAAGAATTACCACACCATAAACAATCAACTTCTTCATATCCCTATTCCCCATTGGTAAAAGTGGAAACATCCTACCCAGGAATAGCACAGGCGCAACGGCAAACGCTGATTTATTGATCTCAATCGACCGGGAACGGGAAAACCCGCAGTTAAGCGGGTTAGAATTACTCTCGGTTTAAACGGGGTTGTTAGGCCACGTCAGCACCATGGATCAGGTGGCGTAGCGCCTTCACGCCCTCAGCGTTGTAGCGGAACGCCTCAACCTGCTTGCTGGAGTGAGCCGACTTGTCCAGGAAGAACTTGCCGTGAAGCTCCGTTTTGAGGTTATTGGCATTGGCAATGCGCCCGATCTTCTGAGCAGACACCCCAAGCATCTCGCCAACCTCGCCAGCCGTATGGTAATGCTCCTCAATGACCGGAAGCGGAATGGCGTCATAACCGATCAGCGGATTAATCAGCGAGGCCGCCAGCGTCTGATGCGCCATTGGGTCAAGGCGCGGCAGCAGAGACATAATCTCACGGGCGTTGGCGATGTTCTTTTCCAGGGCCTGCGCTTTCAGCTGATCAGCTTTTGCCAGGCGGTACTCGGTGATGCCCGATTGGCTTTTCGGCATTGCCGGGATCGCCTGCATATCTTCCAGCTTATCGACCAGAGAGCGGCGAACAGCTTTAGATTCGCGCGCGGCCACGCGAAGAGCCTGCTTAATGGACATCGTAATGACTTCAATATCCTGACCATTCTTACGACCTACACTTTTTGTGTAGGTCTCGCCCTCAAGTTCATCAATCACCTTTTCAATGAACTTGTTATTACGGACAGCTGGTTCCCCACACTGCTTACGAGCGGCATTGACCATCTCCAGAAGATACTGGCTGTCAATAGTTTTTTCGGTGACAACAGAACCGTTAACTGCTAAATTCATCTTAGTCATAGACGTTCCTACACGTTGTTAGACCTCAGTGAACCGCCAGTCCTACCTGGCGGTTTTTCTTTTGCGCCATCCCATGCGCCCATCAGTGAATCCATCCGTCTTCGCCGCGAAGTTTTGCCAGCATCGGCTGAGCTCGACTTACGACAAAATTCTTGTCATCCATATTTTGTGCTTCCCGGAGTAAAATCTTTTTGGTCTCTACTGTCATGTAGTGAATATCATGGGCAATATCGTACAGCGCCCCCGCATACTCAGATTTTGCCTGCTTCATCGCGGGATAAAGATTCTTGCTGACCAACTGGCTCCTTTCCATCCACAACTGCAGGTAACAAAGGCTAACCAGTTCCTCATCGGTGAATTGCTTAGCGATCGGTGAATGCTGCGCCTCGCGATCCAGCACATCCAATACCCAGCGGCGGAACTCCTTAGCTTTCGGCGTGCGAGCAAACATCCCGATCAGGTGAGCACCGCGAAGTGAGAACACCCGCATATCCTGCATTCCTCCAGGGGTGGTTACTTTGACCACCCCCGTCATTTGACTGGTGAACTCATCCGCGTGACGATTAAAGATGCGGTGGATAGCTTTGTCGTCAGCGTACTCAAGAGCCTGACCAACCTCAGAAGCGGTGAGCCAGATCTGACCCGCCATTTCCATGTAAGCAAAGTTGATATTCTGGAAAGTTAATTCGTTGTTATGTACAATATTCATGTCGATATGTCCGTCGCTGGATTTTTTCGATAAGAGGCCCTGACTATCGCAAGTAGTTGGGGCTTCGTCGTTTTTACGCCTTGATAAAGCCATCTTCTTTCAGGCTCCGCTCAATACGCTTGATAACCTCGCTGTTCAGTGATCGCCCCTCTTCTTTTGCTGCCTTTTTGATGATCTCTTTCAGGTGCTCCGGGAACCGGATGCCTGTTGGTGGAATATTGCGAATCTGTTCCATTTGCCCTCCTGTAGTTACATGGTGTAGTCATTCAAATACTACATCATGTAGCTATCTCGTCAAGTTAATTTTGACTACATTATGAAGCCATGTTTTGTTTAGATCTGGAGTCACAATGAAAGGCGCGAGCTTGATTGCACCATTCGGCTTACGTATGCCGGAAGAACTGAAGGAAAAGGTAGCTGAGCGGGCCAAAAATAATGGCCGCTCCATGAACGCTGAGATAGTTCAGATACTCCAGGATGCCGTTGACGGCCGGATCAACCCGTTAGCTGACGATGATGAAATTGAGAAGGTTTACGTCGAGGTCATATCTCATGATCCCAGCGAAATGAGCATGGAAGATTTCGATGCTAACAACGAGAAGCTTGACTGGCTGATTGATGCCTTCATGCAGCGCATCTCAGAGGACACGCAGAGGTTCCAGTCTGCGATCCGCTTCAAGTCGCAAACCAAAGAGCTAATTGCAAGGCAAATTACCCAGCAAGTTCTGCAGAAAGCTGATTACCCAAGCCCAAGCAAGATGTCAGAGAACAATAAAAAAAAATAAGCTCATGATACAAATTTGTATCACCAGTTAGGCCGCCTGATTGTTAAAGAGCACCTGCTGGCGTGATTAAATCGCATGCTCTTTTTCATGTAAAGGTATTAAATATCAGTAAATTAACCATAATTATCTGCGATTAGATATGAATAGATATGGTGATATTTCTCTTACGTAACTTTACAAGTGATATCAGCCCACCACCTGAGTGGGCTACTTCTGCTTAGCCCTTCTCGCCGCCTGTTTCGCCAGGTAATCATCAGCAATCGCGTCGTACTCGTCCCGCGTAAAGCCCTTCTGATCGGGATATTTCTGCGCCAGCATCAGCTGAAACTCAGTCATTGTCAGCGCCGCCGCCTCATCCCGGTTCATGCCGAAGTGGCTACGCGCCGCGCTGATGTAGTCGAAGGCCTTAAACTCGTTCGTCGTTTCGCCTGACTCATGACGCTGCAGGCGGCGCACACTGGCTTTACCTACGATGCCGTGCTGCATCAGCTCGCGGGCGAAAATGATGATTAAATCTTTTGCCATCAGGCCTGGCTGATAGGAGATTCTGCCGCCTTCATCAGCCCACTCGCCAATTAACTCATCGAGATCATCATCACAGCAGGCCTGCAATACCAGCATTGACGTGAATAGCAGATTGTCAGCTGCAACATTGAAGGATGGAGCCATCCATTCAGGAATTGAGTCGAAGCCAGCAGTACAAGAGGCTATCAATTGCTGCACCTCGCTACCGTGAATTTGTGTGTACATCTTCACGATCTCATCTGGTTCACCAACCTTCATCATCGCTGAGAAGGAAGGCCGCAGTAAGTAGTCCTTACCACCTTCCCGGCTGTCACTAATGGCGATCTCGCCAATTTCTTTCATGGCTACTACTGTCATGTTTCACCCAGGGTAACGATCATTATCAAGGGCAGCACGCCGCCCTTTGGAATGTCCGTTAGGTAACGGTAACCGTATGCACGGCCACAAAGTTTCCGTCTTCGGTGTTGATGATGATCTGCGCGCTGCCGGCGGCAACGCGGTTCACCGTGACGGTGGTACCGGAAGCTGTAGCAGTGGCTTTTGTCGGATCGGTTGATGCTACGGTGAAGTCTTTGTTGGTTGCGCCAGTCGGAGCGATATTCACCGTAAAGGTGCTGGTACCGCCTGCCGCGCCAGTGCTGGTAGCTGGGGTAACCGTTACGCCGGTCACCGCCACTGCCGTCACTTCGTTAACTTCGATGGTGCTGGCATCGCCCACTTTGAACTCGGTAGAGAACGTGACGATATCGTTGGTACCTCCGTCAGAACTCAGCGCCGTAGCAACCATGTAGCCAACAAATTCGACCGGTCCGTATTCCATGCGCACCCAGATACCAGGCTGACGCTTGGCGCTTAGCTCACCAGAGAAATACTTGATGAACTTGCCAATGCCATACTGATCCAGCTTGTCCTTTTTGCGCACCTCACCTTCAAAGCTGATGGTGAAATCGCTGTTGGTAATGATGGTTTCGACATAGCCGCCGCCGTCATCCGCATCTGAGGTTACCGAGTTCGGGTTGAAGTCGAAGCCTTTCGAGGTGCCAGCAGCCAGGGACTTCCACTCTGATTCAAGTGGTTTGACATCCGGGCAGCCGTCGGCGACTTCCAGCACCACCGCGCCACCGAATAGACGCTCGTTAGAGCTAGGGCAATTAGCCATGTGAAACTTCCTCTTTGACTTAAAAAGAAAACCCGCCGTAGCGGGTCTATTTGGTTGGGTTGGCTATTCGCCGTAGGTGCAGGCGAACTGGAGCCGGAAGGTCATTCGCCCCTCTTCTGTTAACACCGGGGCCGGGATTGCGCCCATATTCTGGATGTAGCCGACACACTCATCAGCCATAGGGTTAGCCTGGACATAATCGACGATACGCTGAACAGCATTGGCGGCGTCGCCGCGCCTGTCCTTCGCAGCGATGACATCGACCAGGACGTAATGCTCAGAACCAAGATCGTTTCGTACGTCGGTACCACCGTTTGGCCTGAACACCATCACAGCCTGCGTCAGATCCTCCGGGTCGTCATACATCAGTTTCTGCACCGTGAACCCGGCCGTCAGGCCAGCATCACCGAACATGTTGCGCACCCGCTCATGCATCATCGGCGTCATAGCGACATCTCCTTGGCAATCACAGCATCGATTTGTCTGCGCGTATCCTCAAAGCCTTTCGTGAGGAACTCTTTCCGGGCTGTGGCTCGTCGGAAGGTCTGAGGAACGTTCGGATCGTGGACGTATGCAGCATATGCTGCCGAGTAGCCCACGCGGCCGGTCACCCGATTACCGTTGACGGTTATGTCGCGAAACTGACTATTCAGCAGCGTAGACGTGTCGATCGGCGTATAGAGCGCAGCCTGCGAGCCCCCGATAATCAGCGCCGACTGCATGGCCCTGATGGTCTTACGGCCCTGGATGTCGCCGACTAGGGCATTTAGGTTTTTGCGCGCCTGGCTGATACCCTTCACTTTGATGCCCATGCTTAAACCCCAGTAATTATCGCCCAGTCGTCTTCCAGGCCTTCCAGCGTGTCGTTCCACCGCGTCACGTGGCGAACCTCATCAGCGCCAGCGCTAAGTGGGTCTGGATTGGTGCTGGGGCCGATAAGGATGTAATCGCCTTCGTCAGCCAGCGCATAGGCAGTGAAGAAGGTGTTTTTTACGACAACCTCTTTGCCGAGCGAGCCGAGCTTAGCGGACAGGCCGCCAATGTAGTCGCACATAATGGTTTCTGGCGGCTCGTAAGCAGATACCGGATCGCCATACTCGTCTTTCCCGCCAGCACCCTTACGCCATATCGTGCACGGTTTGTTGTATGACCATGAAGCAGTAGACGACATCAGCCCTCCTTCCAGCGCAGCACCTTCGCGCCAGTCTCCCGGATGCGCGGGCAGTTGATGAACCACTCGCCGTCCGTTTTCACGTAGCCGGTAGTCTCCCGCCCGGTGTCGGTCATCACCCAGACGCGGGTGAATGAGCGAGGCAGGCCGTGCTTAACTGATTTGTACGTCATCAGCAGCCTCCGACCACCATGAACAGGCCGACACTGTTACCAGCGCTGATCGGCAACTCACCGGTACAACCGCTGGTATCGAGCCTGGCCAGCGAGTCGCGTAGCCAGGTGATGCTGTCAGCATCGTAATCGAACGAGCGGGATGCACCAGACGGCGCACCCTGCGATTTGATGCGGCGAGCACCTGACGACGTAGCCATAAGCGCGGCGGCGTACATCAAGATCAGCTTCGCAGTGCAGTCGTCATAGCCAGCACCATCGAGGCACGGGATAATCTTGTTCACCACGCAGAGAATCGGCGTAAGCAAGGCATCAGGTATGGCGTACCCCAACTCAGCGAGGAAGCCTTTAATCTCTTCTGGCGTAAGCGGGGTTGCCATGGTTATTTCGCCTTTTTCGATTTAGCGGTGTTGTCTGCCTGCTCTGCCTGCTCTGCCTGCTCTGCCTGCTCTGCCTGCTCTGCCTGCTCTGCAGGTTTACCGTCAGCACCACGTGTGGCAACTTCAAGCTCCTGCTCTTCAACTTCGCCGACGACCGATACGCGGCCAGTGAAAGCAGGTGGAACACCAACCGCAACGAACTCATGGCCCACCGGCAGTTGCTGGAATACGCCGTTAATCGTTCCCCAGCAACCGGCCTTCTCGACTTTTAACTTTTTCATGCTCTCTCCCGAAGAAAAGGGGCCGAAGCCCCTTAACCCTGTGCGTTGAACACTTTAGAACGACCGTTGAAATCGCGCTTAATCTGCAGACCGACAGCACTCCAGACCAGGGAGTTGTAGTTGTCGAACGGATTCTGACGCGGGATCATGAAGGTACCCACCGGCGCGGCGATGCGCGTCTTGATGTACTGCGAATTGCGCACGTACGCGATGAAGTGGTTGCCGGTCAGCTTAAAGGTCTGGTTAACAGACTCGATGCGGCCGTAGCGCAGAATGTACTCCAGCACGGTGCCTTCTTTGAAGCCGGCAGCGGAGGAATATGGTTTGCTCATGTTGCGCATGATGTCAGGCGACACCCACACCTTCACTTTCTCCTGCACGTAGTTATCGTCCAGGAGCTTAGCGAACGGGCCGGTGAAGAATGCGACCATCTCGTCAGGGGTGGCGGTGGTCAGGTCGATATTCAGACCGGACGCACTCAGATCCACCTGGTTGGTGTTGGCGTGGTTGGTGATGCCTGCGCCGACATACCCCTTCACCTTCACTTTCGCGTCACCAGACAGCATGTAGTCGGCCATATCCTCGCGGATGGCTGCAACGTGCGCTTCCTGGTCATCTGCCATTGCGTCAAGATTTTCGGACTGCATGCCGTTCCACTCACGCCATTCACGGCTGTAGCCGGTGTTGAAGATCGGGATTGGGTCACCAGCTTCGTCGTAGATGACTTTATCAAGTTCTTCCGGAACGTGGCCCGTCAGTGTGCGATGAACCTTGCCCGCGTCACTGGAGACGCGGTAAAGCGCAGCTGTCTTGCCGATAGAGATCGGCGTACCGAGACCGAGCAGATCATCCAGCAGGCCGTTGCCTTCGTCATTACGGAAGACTCGGGTGGTGATGTTGTCCACTTCACGCCAGTAGTCTTTGGAGATCAGCGCGGCCTGGTTAACTTCCAGCGCGCCGCCGTACTGGGCAGCAATGGTTCCCTGGTTGATGTTGAAAGATTCACGCTGCATCAGCAGCTGATTCCATGCCTGCTTCACCTGATTGTGCTCGGTGATAAGCTTTTTGTTGAATACGATCATGCTCATGCGGTTGCTTTCCCTGATTTGCGAACTTTCACGAGCTGAGCTTCAGCGCCTACGGTGATTTTTTCGCGTGAATAAAAGAGGACCTGGTCGGTGGCTGGTGTGGTTGACTTGGCCAGCGTGCCGTCACCGGCAGAAACCAGACCTTCGTTTTCCAGCAACACTTCGCCTGCTTTGACCAGCATGTGGTAATCCACATCGTCTTCGCACATGATGGCCGCGCCGGTATCACCTGCAGGAACCGAGTCGCGAATGTCACCACCGCCGATATAGTTGTGCTGAAGAGCCAGAGCAACGCCTGCGCCACCAGCGACATTGTGAACTGCCAGTTTCCCAGTGCTGTCGAGCATCACCAGTGAGCCGGGCTTCACGGCCGCCGCCATGATTGCTTCAATGACCTGCGGGTCATTCTTACGGGCCGGGCCCGCGATTACGGTATGGAAACGAGGTGCGAGAGCCATTATTCAGGTGCCTCCATGTTAAGGATTTCACTCTGAGCGCCATTCCCCTGGAATGCAGGGTTCAGACCGGTGCTGGTCTGGCACTGTGAGTACAAGTCGTTCAGCGCGTCGCCAGCCAGCGAGTTGATCGCAGCTTCGGTCATGAACGAGAATTTCGCTTTTACAGCGTCACGTTTGGTTTTTAGTTCGCTTTCAGCATTCGCCTGCAGCTGAGTTTCCAGCTTGCTCAACTTTTCGTTCAGTGGGGTAAGCGCCGCATTAACAGCCGCAGTAATCACATCAGAGTTGATCTGAGCATGGCCCGGGTCGCCGCCACCTTCTTTCTTCTGCATCTGCTGGTTGTAGGCATCCCAGACCTGATCGTCGGTCAGCCCCTCGGTTTTAACGCCTGCGGCATTGAGCGCGGCGATCATCTTCTCTTTCATCGGGTTTGTTTCTCCGTTGGTTTTGACTTCGTACTCAGTTGGTTTGCGCACGACTTCTACTGGATCGCCGACAAGCGTTACGACCTTGTCAGAGATGAGGTACTTCTGGTCGAAGAGCTTCGGATTGACGTTCTCGCCATCCTCTTCGTAAACGAAATGGTCAGGCCAGACACTGACGACGTAGCGCCACTTTTTGTCGTCCTGTTTGATGGACATGCGCAGCGCCTGGTAGATGTCGTCGAAGGACATCTCTGAAGCGTTGCTGATGAAGAACTTCACTTTGTTCCACCAGCCGTCTTTCATGCTGTTGGCTGCATCGATGAGGCTCGTCGATTCAACATCAGCCTCTTGCCCGTCAGAGTTGACGAACATGCCGACACCTTCATCCGGCGTGCCGGCACCGGGCTCGTCGAGCAGGATCGCGATGTGGTCGAACTGCATGTTGTGAGCGACCCAGGAGTATTTCTTCTGCTTTGACTCTCCCGCCTTTTGCTCTTTGTTCAGCAGAAGACCTGTAGAGACATGAATCGGGTCGGCGTTATTGCCGGAAATCATGTCGTCCAGGCGCTGAATAAGGCGCTTACCGTCAGGCTTGGTGTCTGCCACTGCCTTATTGACGTAAACGTCCATCACGACCTTGTCGTTGGCCTTGCTGACGTTCTGAGCCCATGCCCCGGCGTAGTAATCGTTGACCGCCTGCGGGTCGTTGGCGCTAACGTATTTGCCGTTCACCATCGGGTGGCCGATCGGCATTAACTTGCGCTCCATCGTCTGGTAGCTGTTGTTAATCTCCTCCGCCGGGTACAGCCCGCCATTCATCACGATGTCATCGACGATCGGAACCGCACCACGAATGACGTAGTGTTCCTGGCCGTTGATGGTGGTCGTTGAGATGTTGGAGGCGTTGATGGCGAGGGATTTAACGTGGATGCTGGATAGCTTCACGTTGCGTCCTCTGATTTTCAGGCTGCTTTAGCCCATTGTTTACGTTCGGCTGCCAGCTTATCAGCCAGCCCTTCGTTGAAAATACTGCCGTCGTCGTTGAGCAGCACCGGAATCTGGCTGCAGTAGCAGTTATACCGGTTACCGTTCTCTGCGTAGAAGTCCCGCACCTCTTCGGTGGTGTAGACCTTTCCGTGACGGCTAGCGTGCCAGGTGCGCGTCGTAGGTTTGAGCGCTGACAGCCACAGCAGGCCAGTATTCAGCCCCAGCCGGTCAGCGGCCCAGTCGGTTTCGTTCCATTGCGCCTGCCGCAGCGCGCCGACCTGCTCAGTCTGAGCGATGGTCTTCGCCTTCGACATCGACACATCGAGGCGCTTACTGATGACGCTGGCCGTCTCGCGAGGATTCACGCCGCGCGCTACCGCATCGGTGATGATGTTGGTCAGGTCGCCGCGGGCGGTGTCGCTGATGACCTTCCAGTCACTGAACGTTGTCAGCATGGCCACCGATATCTGGTTAAGGTAACCGGGGCTGCTTAAAAGCTGCTGTAGCGTTGTCTGACTGGCGTACACCTGCGACTGCTGCGAGAGGTTGTTGAAGGCCTCCAGCGTGCCGCGCTGCGCTTCTGCGACGACGTAATCCATCGCCCAGAGGTTTTGCTCGCCACCATCCAGCAGATGGTCATCGAGAATAGCCTGTACCGCCTCCAGCAGGTCAGCCAGTTCCTGCGCCGACATGTCGTAGATGAACTTGCCGGCGTTTACCTGGTAGAGCCGCACATCCTCGCCGCGGTCATGGCAAAGGAAGTGCCAGTTATGGCTATTTACCTCACGCTCCCGCCCGGTCAGGAGCTGGTCGAACAGAGCTTTCAGCGCGCGCTTGATGCCGAGATACCGATCCTCTATATCCCGGTACATCGCGGTTACCTGCTTTGCCGATCGGGTCGGGTCAACCTTGCTACGCGGAACTATCGGCAGGCCCACCTTTGCCGTCTGTTCTGGTGTCATCGGCCAGTGGATCATCGGTAGTCACCTTCTCGTCCGGTTTCGGCGGTTCTTTTGGCTCCGGCAGCGGGTCAAGCCCAACAACTTCGCGCAACTCATTGGCTGTAATCGGCGGCTCGCCGCCATAGAAGCCAGTGGTTTTCTGCACGATGTCAGCCAGCTTGGATGCGTTTTCGATCTTCTCTTTCTCGCCTGGAGCCAGCAGGTCGCTCCAGGAGATGGTGACCTCGCCTTTGGTCGGTGGTTCGATAATCCCAAGCGTCCAGAAGCGTTCAAGCAGCGCGGTGATGCGGTCTGTCAGGAAGCCATTGCGCCGCGTGTTGCGTCGGATAGCCCAGTCTGTTTTGTCCTCGTCGCTCGCCAGTCGCCCGGTCTGCTGACCGAACAGGATGGTGAACGGGATCTGCACGGAGGCGGCCAGTTCGTTCGCAGTGACTTCCCAGGTCGGCCCCGGGTCGCCGGGCGTAACGCTCAGAACGTGCATTTGCCCGGCCTGCATTACTGCAGCTGCGTCGGTGCCGCGGTTCAGCTTGTTGACCTTATCGCCCATCGCTTCGCCGAGATCGGCATAGCCAGCCTTCTTAGCCTGGTCAGCCAGCGTGTTCATGTCGGTTTCTTTGCTGAACTCGACGGCAATCTGGCGACTGGCGTTCTTCAGAAAGCCCTCAGCGCCACCGCCGGAAATCTTCTCGATATCTAGGCCTTTGTTGAAACCAGCCTCCAGCAGCGGGATGCCGGACAGGACATTGTCGTCTTCAGATCCTTCGCAGAACAGGATAACGCGGCTCGGGTGTACCGGTTCTCCGCGCATCGGACCGACAAAAGGCTCATCACCAACCGGCTGCTCGTTGAAGTTGAACATCTTCGGCTGGCCGAACGTTTCAGACTGACGGTTGTTATCCCATTCGGCGACAGTTAACTGCGGCTCCCACACAGGGATTAGCTTTACCAAAGCGGACTCGCCCAGCGACTTCACAAGGCTGATATCGACTGGATCGCTCCATGGCTTATTGTCTTTTACCTGCAGCAGGAGCGCGGAGTATCGCCCAACCATATTGCGGCGATCAGCATCCTTCACCTTCGGCCACAGCTTCTTCATGAACTTGGTGACTTTCTTTTCCCAGGCGTTGGTCGATTTCGAGACCTTCGTCACGTCACCGTCAACAATGACCGGATAGTCCTGCCAGCAACCTTCCAGCAGCCGATGCACCACAGCGAAGCCAGCGGCGTTGCGGCGGTACATGTTGTAGAAGTCGTTGAAGGTGATCGTGCGCGGGTAGCCAAATTCCTGGTAAAGCGTCGGGCGCTTCGTGTTCCCGCCACCGATGCCGATGGCATTCAGGTAATTTGCTCGCCTCATTTCAGTGGCGAGGTTATTCACAGCCAGTTGAAGGCCGTTATCTTGTTCGCTCACTGGCGATGCTCCTTAGAAGAATACTGTGCCGACCTGCTTGCGGTTGTTCTTCGTCACAGCGAAGTAACGGAAGCTATCGGCACCGTGCGAAGTGGCGTCATGGAGAGGTTTGTCTTTCCAGCAGCCGCGCTTGTCGTCCCACTCTTTCCGGTAGCCCTCAAGGTGAGAAATACCTTCCGAGCATTTCTCCTCGTCGAATACGCATTTCGGGAGGATTTCACGCGCCGACTCAATGCCGGTATCAATGCCGGCTTTCGGCACCACTTTGAAATTCAGCGAGTACATCTCACCATCGATTTCGTAACCTTCGCGCGCCAGCTCTTTGCGGGATTTCGCGTCAGCTGCAAACTCGCGATTCTCGATATCGTGCGGCCCCCAGTGCTCACCGTAAGCATACCCACGGTCTTTCAGCACCTTCATGTAGTGCCGCAGGCCCTCGCCTGAGTTCTCGTAGTAGTCGATGATGTGGAACTCTTCTCCTACCTCGCGAACGAACCAGATAGCCGTGGAGTCGCCCACGCCGATATCCCAGAACGTGTGTACCGGGAGGTGCGAGTTATCCGGGATTTGACCGATCCGCTTGTTGGTGTAGAGCCAGCGGAACTGCTTGGCATAGTACGCGCCCTCGACCGACTGCTGGAACGCCTCGGCCGGGATGGTCGGGTACTCACGCTTCATGTCGTCGCCGAGCGTTTTCTCTTTGGCGTAGTACCAGGCCTTCTGGCGGTTGTTTACGACAACGCCATGCTTCGCTTCCATCTCATCGAAGTAATCAACCAGGCGCTGCGGTAGCGGCTCTACCGGATCGATTGCGTACTGCGGATTCTTCCACCAGGAGAAGAAGAAAAACTTCCAGTCCAGTGCGGATAAGGGCTTACCTTGCAGCAGTGCTTTCTCTGCCGCCTGGCAGTAATCGAAGAAGTAACCCGCCCGGCCCTCTGCTGTGCTCTCGATAGTAGCGAAGCATCCGGTCGATACCGCCTCAAACGCACCAGTGACGATCTCACGGGCTTTGTCAGGATACTTGGCGCATATCTTCCCGAACTCGGAAACGTGCAGGTAACGCAACGTGCCGCCACGAAATGACGTGCTGACGTAGAGTGATCCGCCCTTCTTAAAAACGAGCTCGCCAGACGAATCGTTGCTTGCCGGGTTGGCCGCCTTTATCTCTGCTGGAAGCTTGTCGTATGCGTACTTCACCTTTTCGCGGAACAGGCGCTTTGCGTCATTCAGCGTATGGGCGATCAGCGCGCATTTAGCCGACTCGAACAGGGCTGCGTCGAGCTGGATGATGCACACTTCAGTTGTGAAACCGAGCTGGCGAGCTTTCAGAATGATGTTGCGGGTGTGGATCCCCTCAAAGTATTCACGCTGCTCAGGCGTCATCCTGAAGCGCGTTGGCTTACCCTCTTTGTCGGTGATCCAGTAAAGGTGATTCAGTCGCCAGAGCTTGTTCCGCAGAAGCTTGAGATGTTCCGGCTTCATGCTTACCCCTTCGACAGATCATCCATCAGGTCGGATAGCGTATCCGTTACCGTGTTTCTATCGCCGCTGTCGATGTTATATGCCTCCCGCTCAGCTTTGATGACCTTAATCTGCGCGTCGACGCCGGCAGTGATAGAGCGAGCCATGGAGGCGTGGTTCTCTTCAGTAATCTCAGCGTCATTCAGGAAGTCACGAAGCTTATTGGTTATCCCACGCCATGCTGCCAGCCCTTCGCGATGAGCAAGCACAACTGAGGCGGCTTCATCGGATGCCTGGTCAACTATTTGCGCTTCAGTTTCCGCATCACTCTGGAAACCGTCTCTGGAAACCTTGCTGGAAACTTTTGCCTGAGTAGCTGCCCTGACCTTTTGTGTCAGGTCTCGCTGCCAGCCTTCTTTAGCTGCACGGTTGTTTATGGCGGTGTGGCTTACGCCGTGCCTCTCAGCAATTGCTCTTATTGACAACGAGCCAGCACGGTAAGCCGACTCGATGGCCTCCCAATCTGTTGTTGCCATGAAATTCTCCTTTAACCATTATCAAGCGCCCGGATGAGGACGCTTTGTAATGGAAAGCCGTTGTGAAAGTGGCTCTCAGTGTGCAGGTAGTTCCCCATCAGCAACTTTCTGGGCGTAGTAATCAAGGATGTCTTCGATGACCGCTATTCCTGACGGTTTGAGCCCCTCATACTTCCCTATTGATGCGAAATACGAAGGGCGCTCAGGATTGTAGATATCGAGCATCCGAAAGAACTTCATCTCCACTGCGTCAGCATCCATATTGTCGGCCATAAAATATGACGTGAACATCGACGCCAGGCAGTCAGCATCTATCAGAATGTCGCCAAATTCAGAACGGTATATGGGTTGCCGGTGTTTCGCAGTTTGCATGATGACGAACTCCTCACAGACCTGCCTGGCCATGGGGAATTTTTCTGGTGAGTATGGATTCACGTCCACCTCACGCAGCAGCATAGAGCAATTTCATCTGCCCTTTTACCGGGAATGCCGACATGCAGCGCGCTTCGAAATCACGATAATCAGAGCACCCATTGGCAATGCTGGTAACGGCAATGATCTGTCGCTCAACCAATGTCAGCGCGTCAGGTTTAAGGTGCTGATGGATTTTATCTCCCGCAGCCAGGCGTCTTTTAACCTCTGCATACACTTCTGGTGGTAATACCGGGCCATATACCCACTTTGCGCTGATCATCCCAAAAAGTGCGGGGCGACGACCTGGTCTATGACGAGGCAGTCCTGACATTTTGAACATTGCAGAATAAAACGGATCGCTAAACCTCTTTTCCCATGGCTGAGATTTATCCAGAAGGAAAATAGCCTTTATTCTTTCATCGTCGATATGATGAACGGAACCCTGAATGATTGCGTCAATTTGCTCATCACACCAGATCTCAAAATCTACAGAAAGCCATCGAGCAAATCTGACCGCCAGTTTTGGGTGAAGCCATGTTCCGCCGCCACGGTCTTTGCGAGCGCGGCTGGTTTTTACATATGTGATATTCCCATATCTACTCTTTAGCGCCTCGATGTAACGAACAGTCTCAGGAAGCCTAAGCCACTGAGCCGGCTCCTTGTTGAACTTGTCAGCCGCCGCAGTCGCGTCAAACCAGCCATCGTCAGAAAAACGCATTGGATGGCCTTCGAAATCAATCGGGATGATATTAGACATCGTATTTACCTTTTTGGTGATATGAGCCAGTTCTCGCAGACATGGACAGCCCAAGAGCGGCACGATGTAAGCCACCGTCCTGTCTCTGTCTCATATCCCGAAAAGCTCTTGGTTTTTTTTGCGCGGAGAATGCGCGGGTTTACTGCGGGCATAAAAAAGCCCGACCGAAGTCAGGCTCTGTTTGTTTATTGGGGTGACGAATCACTTCAGGCACTGCTCTCGCACATATTCCTGCAGGCCGGTCAGTTGCTTGGTGACTGTGGCGATTCCGTCTCTGAGACGCCAATAATTGAGTTCAGCATCTGCTGTAAGTCGAGGGCTTGAGCCATCAACCAGGCCGGAGGCTCCGGTGGTTTCGTCTCTGGAGCAGGTGGCGGCGATTTGCAGCCGACGTTTACCAGCGACAACATCAGCACGAAGCCTGTCATTTTCAGCCTGCGCATCAGCTAACTCCTTCGTGTATTTGGCATCGAGTGCAGCGACATCACGCTGACGGGTTTGCATGTCGGTGATGGTGGCGTTTGCCAGTGACAGGCTTTGCTCAGCGTCGTCAGCGCGTTTCTTCTCACCCTTATAGCTGGAGTACGACAGCCACGACGCCAGCGCCAGCAGGAGAATCACCCCCGGCACAATCAGCGACTTCAGGCTGATGTTCATGCGGGGATCTCAACGTGAGGCGCGTCGATGAATTTGGTTTCGATGGGCAGCGCCGGGTCATTTTTCCAGTTGATGCCGAAGCGGAGTTTCAGGCCCTGTTCGTCAGCTGCCTGCTTAACCGCTTTGAGCAAAGGCTTGAACTCTTCAATCTTCCAGGTGGTGTTAACCGGGATGATGTCGACGGCATGACCTGTCAGGTGACGGCTGTTCATCGTCTGAGATTTTCCGGTGGCGACCATCTCTTTCTGCCGGGCCTGCGTTCTCAGCCCTTCAATAACGATGAAGTCTACCGGTGTGATTTCCAGCGCGCGGCGGATCACTTTCACCAGGTCAGGATTGACGCCTTTAAGGTTGTTCTCGCTGCGCTGAGAGAATTTGAAATTTTTAGTCATTGCCCGGCCTTCTGGAATACTTTGGCGAGATTGCCGCGGGAGCGCCACACGGCGATGCAGATAGCGATGTTCAGCATCAGTTCACCCGGGTCAACCTGCAGGTATTTGCCGTAGAGGATGCGGAATGCCGTAAAACCGGCGGCGAGGATCATCATGTACGCCATCCATGCCACGGCAGGACGGTGTCGCTTCCCACTCTTACTGAAGAACATCAGCCGGACGGCGATCAGCGCGCAGATAATGGCGTTTACATCAAGAACGATGGCTTGCCATGTCATTTACCTTCCTCCTCCAGTCCCGGCATTTTCCCCCGTTTTGATTTGGCGAGGATGCGTAACAGGACTGCGACAGAGATGGAAGCGGAAACCAGCGCGCCAATGTTCGGGGATACCTCGATGCTTACCGGCGGCTGGAGCAGGCCAAGGGCGGCGTTGATCACCCCGGCCAGTATCTTAGCCATCGGAACCGAGAAGAACACCCCGCCGACAAAGCTGATGACGGCGAACAGGAATTGCTTCCACAGTTGGTGTGGATCGGATGTCAGAACGTACATTGCTGCGCCAGCCAGCGCGCACAGCATTACGCCGGGCGTTGCCTCGGGGAACAGAGATGCGAACGTCACTCCGATTGTTGCGGACGTTACACCGCCAGCAATGGTTAGAGGTTCAGACATAGGTGGTCCATGTGTAGAGAAGGCCGTCAGACACGAGGGCTACGTGGCATCTGAGGGTGATTGTCTGCGGCCTGAATAAAAAAGGCGGGTTCTGGTCCGCCAATCGATGGGTGCTGCGTTGCGCTATGCGCTTATAGTCCCAGGTAGGGGTATTCCAGATACGAAAAAGCCCAAGGCGTTAACCTCGGGCTCTTTTGTGTAATTCAGTCGACAACCAAAGCTATGGCGACGATATCAGATTTACGCTAAATGTATGCTATTTAATTGACTTTTGCAATACTCTGCTGTGAAAAAGCTGATTTTTGTTGTGATCGTGTTCTCACTGTTCGTAGTAAAGCATCGCTATCAAGTCGTTCGAATATGGCACACATGGCTTTCCAGTAGTCGGCGTAGTTATGACTCCAATTATCCGGCTTCACTCCGCATAGCTCAGCCAGTTCCTGCTTCTGATATGTCTCCCGCCCGGCCAGCTCAGCTTTGACGTCCTGTGCCGCCAGCCAGATAAGTTTCTTCAGCCTTTCCATCGTCTTGGCAGCCACCTTCTTCGCGCCGAGCTGCTCCCGGAACTCAGCCCACGCCCACTTGGTAATCGCCACCTGGTACTCGAAGCGGATGTTCTCACTGTAGTTCCACAACAGCCAGGCTTTCTGATGTTCCTCCAGCGATAGGACAGCGCGGCGCCACGATGCGGTCACGAACTCTACCGGGCACACCAGCGCGATTGACGAGCCCTTTGCGTGTGACTGGCTGCCGTTCATCGGCGGGCCATCTGGGTTAACCATGCGCTTTTTCTGCACGTCATAAATTTTCTTCCGGCCACGGCTGCGCGCTGTCGCGGTGAATTGCGCGTTCTCGGCGAAAGCTACCAGTTGCCCTTTCGTTGCCCCGCTCAGATCTGCGGTCGCCACAATGAGCTGCTGACGTACGTATTCCAGTTGCTGACTGTTCATGCGGCTTCCTTATGTGGCTGGTTGGTTTTGGTCTGGCTGTGCTTTGCTACTGGTGGCATGCTGGCGCGCTTAACGCTTTCGGCCTGGTACCGCAGGAAGTCGGAGTGATTCATGCTGCCTCCTGTCGGCGGGCCCGGCGTTTTTCCAGCGCGCGGGCTTTGCGTGTGAAAATGGATTTGATGCGCTGCAGGTATGGGATGTCGAACCGGCGCGGCTCGTTATCAGACTCAAGGCGCTCGACACGTTCCTGTCCGATACGCTCAACCAGGCGGATCCGGTACTCGACAGCATTCCCACTCAGCTGCCGGTTGCATCGGGTGCAAGCGGAGTGGACGTTAAAAACGTTGAATTTGAGGTGTGATGCAGCGCCGCGCGAACGGTAATGGCTAGCATCAATGGCGCTGCCAGTCAGGTAATTGCTTTTGCCGATGAGTGGATTGCCGCAGCTGACGCATTCTTTCCCCTCGTCCCGGATCCGGATGTAGCGGTTAAAGGCCGATTGAGCCTCTTTATCCCACTGGGATTTAGACTTGAGTGACTCGCGCTTTTCTTGTCGGCGTTTGCGCCCGTCCTTCTCTGCCTCTTTTTGCTCCTTGATGCGCTTCGCCGCGGCTTTCACCTTCTCCTTTTCTCGTTCTTCCATCGCGAGGATTGCGCCGTGCTCCGGACAGCACCAGCGGATCCGGATGTCGTGGAATTTCGGCACGAAGTATTCACCGCATACTTTGCACTTACGGCGGGATGGCTTACGCACGTTTCCTCCTCGCCGCGAGACGCAGCCATTTCTGATCTACCAGGCGGGCGGTGTAGCCTTTCATAGTCGGGATGTCGGAGGGCTTAATCGCGGGCTTGCGCTGGCGGCGCGCCGGAACGCGGAAGATTTCGTTTGTGATGACGCGTGCGAGAGGGTTATTCATGCAAGCCTCCCAAAGTAATCGCCACGATAACGGACATCGCGAAGTTGGATGTTCTGGCTGACGGCGAAAGCCTGGGTGTACTCAATCAGGCTGTTCATGCGCTTAATGCCCATCTTCGAGGTGCTTTCTCGGATGGCGCAGAACTCTCCCTCAATACCCGGCACAACTTCACCGGGTTTGCCAGTTGCGACCGCATGCCCGGAGACAAACAGAACCTTCCATTCCGAGAGGTTCCGGCGCTTCCCTGCCCATTGCAGTTGCTTTGACACGTCGCCACATAACGCGTGGAAGAGTGAGTTTTGTGGCAATGTCCGGTCAGGGTCTGAGAAAGAAACGACGAGAGGAAACTCAGCATTCAGCGGCTGTTGATTGATGTAATCGATGAGGTTTTGGCGGATGCGCTGGTCGCGCAGCAGGAATTTTACAGCCACGCTTCACCTCCGAAGAGGTCAAACGCAGAATACAGAAAATCGCAGGTGCATTTCTGCATCTGTGACAAGGTGAGGAGTTCAGATTGTGGTCGCATTTAAGTCCCCTTAAATGCGCAGAAGTCACCAATGGGTGTTCAGGCCATCAGCAAAGAAAGTATGGACGGTTGATTCAACAAAATCAACGCGAGAAAAAGGCCTCCGGAGAGGCCTGATTGTTATTTCAGAAGCGCGTCAGCCATTGAAGAATGCACGCCTGATTTTACGCACATCCCCAATGACGCATGATGCAAATACTCCCGACGCGAACCCCATAAAGCTATTGCCGCTCTCGATGAATAACCACGCAGACATTGCCAGGCTTAATGCAGGCCAGATTAGTATTGCTACCGCAAGCGCAGCCCACTTTGGCAGAGTGAATAACGTCATCACTTAACCTCCCTGTCGATAACGTCACGGATCGCTTTAAGGCAGCGTTTGCATGGCACCTGTGAACCGCCCTGCTCAATGCACAGGACCGCATGCTGCGCATCCTGGAAAAGCCATTCGAATGCGCCTGGTTGATGCCCGCACCACGTTTCTACCTGATACTGAGGAAGCTTGACGCCGTCGCGGTGGTCGTATTTGATGATGTGCTTAGGCATCACTTCACCTCCTTTCCGCAACGTTTGCAGTAAAGGCCGTGATAGGTTTCATCCCGATGAGCATCCAGCGTTCTGCTGACAAATGATTGCGGACCCTCTAATCGTGGCGGGCATTTGATTGCGCTCTTGGTGATGACCGGTTTAAGTGAGTGCCCGAACAACCTACCGAAAATACCCAGGCATTTATCCATTATCTACCTCCTGCTGCGGTGCTGCTGGTGCGGCGGCGAGCATTTTCGAGTAGCAATGCACTGTATTCAGCCAGAACCCAACCACCGATTGTCCAGCACGCAACATATCTTTTGTTGGGTCAATCGGAACAAGTTTCCATCCATTAGGAATTGGTGTGGTATTAACGCTTTCCTCCTGAAGCGCGGCAGCAGCTCGCTCCAAAAGCTCAGGTGATTTGATCTCTCCTTTTTCTCGAAGATATTTAGCCCTGCCAGTAAGCATGCAAATAAAATCATCTGGAGACTTGTAAGTCGTCGTTACAGGCTCTGCACCCTGAATCATGGCGGCGCGGCACTGATTGAATCCATGTGCCCATGCTGATGCAAGAGCCATATCGTCTTCGGTGATTTCCTCTGGAACATCTTCCCAGCAAACTTCATCAGGCACAGATACCGGCGCTGGATGGGCGGTGTAAAGCGGCGTTACTTCTCGCAGCGGGTCGGCATAAGCATTGCCACTATCGAAGCTGACGTTGTTTTTTGCGCCGCCTCCTGACAGTAGCCACGCCACAGGCTCCGCTTCGAGCGATGCCAGCGCGATACGAGCCAGCTCGTTCAGGATTGCCACATCAGCGTGACCGAGGGTGTAACCAGCTTTCAAATCGGCAACTGCTTGGACGGCATGTTTGTCGATGTTGCTCATTGGTCGGCTCCTTCAATGAGGAAAGTCATGCTTTCGAGTTTCTTTTTTTGCTTCTCAAGAGACTTTATTTTCGCCAATCGACGACGCTCGCAATCAGCTAAAGCATCAGCCTCATTCAGCCAAAAATCCTTACCGTGAGCTGTCGTTAAATAGCACCCAGGAAGCCTGTACGAAGCCATTGTTCCGCCATGTGATACATCGGCCATAATTTTAAACGGACCACTTGAAAGCGCGTACTTTGTTACGATAACTTCAGTTAACTCTTGATTGCTCATACCCCTACCCTCCCCCAAACCATCAATACCCTTCTCATTGCCGGACTGTTGCGGCACTCCTGGCAGATCACGTTCGTGTCCGTCCGCTGAATTAACTTCGACTTGCCCTGCTTCATGCCCGGTATCGTGTCAGGGGCGAAGCGCATGCCGTAGCTGGTCAGGCTGTAAAGGCGCTGGCCGTATTTGCCTTCACAGCTGATAAGGCCGTCGGCCAGCAGCGTGCTCACCGTCCCGGATATCTTTTTGGTGTCCATGCCGATAAGCTCGGCCATCTTCACGCTGTTCAGGCCCGGGTTATTACGCAGGGCTGCAAGAATCTGCCCACGGATTGTTATGGTCATCAGAATCCCCCTTTCTTTTTCGGCTGCTGCTCGCGCCCGCGGCGTTCTGCGGCGGCGGCCTGCTGGTCTGTGTCGTAAATTGCACCGTTGATCTGATTGCAATAAACCGTGCCGGTATTACCGTGGCGGTTGAGTCGCAGGATTAACTCGGTTTCTCCTGGCGGCACGCTGTCATCGAAAGCACCTTCCCGGTGGATGCCAACCCAGTAGTCGCAGTCCTGCTCAATCTGTCCTGTGTCGCGGGAATCGCTCGGCAACGGGCGTTTATTCACTCGCTTCTCCAGTTCGCGGTTGAGCTGGGTCAGCAGCACGACGACGCAGCCAAGCTCTTTGGCGAGGTTCTTCAGACCTTTGGTGATCATCCCGTAGGCCAGGTCATTACGGTCGGCCTTTTCGGCGGTCATCAGCGTCAGGTAGTCAACAAGAATCATGCCTACACAGCCCTTCTCGCGTTTTATTCGGCGGCTTTCGCTAACTATGTGCGCCAGGGACAGGCCAGGAGTGTCGTCGATGTACAGCATGTCGATTTCACTCAGCCGACCGGCTGTGGCGATCGCCTTCTTAAAGTCGCCGTCGTAGTCCCCCTGATACTGATCATCTGCGTCATCCGTGGCGGGCATGTAAAAAATGCTCGGATTTACGCCGGACTTCTGACCAACCAGTTTTTCGAGGATCTGGTCGCTCGGCATTTCGAGGCTGAACATCAGCGCTGGCTTTTTCTCACGAACCGCGCAGTTGATCGCCATCTGCCCGTACAGGGTTGTCTTGCCCATCTTTGGCCTTGCGCCAATCACGAACAGAGAGCCTTTAACCAGACCTTTCGGCGCCAGCAGCCGGTCGAGTGACGGGATGCCGGTACTCATGCCGCGCTGTTCGCCTGAAGGGTCAAATCGCTTCTCCAGATCCGCCACCCAGTCATCCATAACCTCGCCGAACGACCGCAACCCACGGCGACTGCCGGTTTTTGAATGGTCTGCGAGCTGGGTGAAAATACCCTGAATGGCCTCGTACTTCTGCGTAGCGCTCATGCCGTTACGGGAATACAGCAGCTCAGTAGCTTCGGTCAGGCGGTTGATACCGTAGCGCTCCATTGCGGCTTCCCGGACTGATGCTGCGTAAGCCACGATGTTTGCAGCGCTGGGAGTGTTCTTGGCGATCTCCGCCAGGTAAGCAAAGCCACCTACCTGCTCCGCGAGCCCTTTGCCTTCAAGCGCGTCGAACAATGTCAGACCATCTACTGGCTTGTTGTCGCGGAACATCTGGCGCATCTCGGCAAAGATCAGCTGGTGAGGTCGGCTGTAAAACGACTCAGGCTTGAGCATTGCCAGCACTTTTTGAACACGCTCGCTGTTGTCATCGTCCAGCAGGAGTCCGCCGATGACGCTCTGCTCTGCTTCGACGTTGTGGGGTACGGTCAGGATTTCAGAGGTCATCACAGGCCCCCTCGCGCGTCTTGGCATACACATCCACGTTCAGGAAGTATTCGAGAGCCTTGCGGCGCCATGTGCGTCCCGTGCGCTGGTCTGGGCGGTTCTCCAGCATCCAGCGGCAGTTAGTGGCGATGTAGCTCAGATACGATTCCCAGTCGCTCAAGGTGAACTTATGGCCGTCGAGCTGCTGAGTTACTTTCCCGGCCTTCTGCCAGAAGGTGCGGATCAGAGCACGGCGCTTGTCAGTCAGTATCCTGATGCTCTGGGCTTCAGGCAGTACGCGATGGTAAACCTCGACTACCTGCTCACAGCTCAGAGAAGGTTTTTTTTGCTCTGGTTTTTCTGCTGCTGATGCACACTCTCTTACGTTAGTAAGAGAGTTATTTAATATATTGTTATCTGTGGACACTGGCTGGACATCGGCTGGACACACATCCTCTACAGGCATTGGTACTACTGCTTTTGGGCTGGACACTGGCTGGACATCGGCTGGACAAAAATTTGACTGATATTCGTCATATTTGACCACTTTTAGAACAGTAAAACGGTTGTTCGATTTGGTGGTGATCATGCCCAGATTCTGGAATTTACGGAGAAGTGATTTAACGCGATCAGCGGTCAACCCCGTTTCCATTGCCAGCGTGTTTCGCCCGGTAATAAACTCTCCGCGTTCGCAGATCACATCGCCAACATCAGTCGAAACCATTGTCTGTTCGTGATTAGCGCGCAGGAGCAGGTGAACCCATAAATGAGCCGCCTCAGCGTCCTTGTAGAACGGCACATCCATAATTTTACGGTGCAGCAAGGCAAACCCCTTACCGTCATTCGTGCGCGGTTTCTGGAGCCTTCTGGCCTCTCTGGCTTCGGCTAAATTGGATACGTTACCCACGGCCACTCTCCTTACGTTTCAGCTCTTCCAGGATGGCGCGCATCTTCTCTGCCACAATCGGATTAACCGAGCGGATGAAGCGGTCGCGGGTTATGTTTTTATGTACAGCGGTATGGTAATAGCGTGGATTTTTTGCCATTATTCCTCCTGCAACTACTGTCGTTTTTGCACCAGAAAGTCGGTTCTGTTCGCGCAGACCGGCTTTCGCCATTTCTGTGGTTCTCACATGACCCCCAGCATCGACGTGACCATCGTCATCAGCGGCCCTACCTGCTCCGGCATTAGGCGGAACAGCGACGCTATACCCTCGCTTACCTCTTTCAGCTTCTGATGCTCTGGAGCGTCCAGCAGCACGGCCTGTTTAGCTTCAGCACACTCTTTCATCGCGGATGCGATCAGCGACATCGTGTCGTTCTGTGGCGCCAGGCGGTTTCGATACTCCAGCGGCAGGACCGACATGATTGCCGGCGCCAGCTGGCGAATGTTGTTGGTGGCATATTCGGTGTCGCCGTCGATCCAGCGGAAAACCTTCTGCATCTGGCGGTGCGAGTCAGTCGGGATATCCAGACCAGTGCCACCCGTAGCCCGCCACTCTTCCACAATCAGCGCTGCGACAAATTCACGGCTGCGGCAATCAGCTGCCCAGGCGCGAACAGCTGCGCGGATCCCATCGATGTTTAACGCCGCGGACTCATGCTCCCGGCGATTCTGGTAAATCATCGCCGTTGGCGAAAATTTGTTACCTTGTTGATACGCAAGTGAATGCATTGCTTTCCCTTTCGTGGTTAGGGCCGCCAATCAGGCGGCATTATTTTTTGGTGGAAACAACGCATCGAGAGATGTATTGCTCCCCAGCTTATTCATCGCGTCAACCAGGCGGCGGCACGAATCCAGGTCTGGTGCTCGTATGCCAGCTTCATAGTTAGCAAGGCGGGACTGGTTCCAGCCGCACGAACCTGCTAACTCTGATTGAGTGATGCCAAGCTTCTTACGTTCGTTGGCGATATTGTTCATGCTGATCCTTTCAAGAATGGTCACTCAGCATCATTAAACACAATTCGTGATTATTAATCAACACAATTCGTGTAAAGCTTTTTAACACGGCGCGTGATACAAAATGAGAATGAATAGAATCGAAGATATAGCGGGCCGCATTAAGCGACTTCGCGAAGATAAAGGGCTGTCACAAAAGGCTCTCGCAGAGCTTTGCGGGTGGGCCTCGCAGTCACGCATAGGGAATTACGAATCAGGCACCAGGAGCGTTAGCGTTGATGATGCAACTGTAATAGCTAAGGCGCTGGGGGTTGCGCCTGCCGAGCTGCTTTTTGGCGATGACTACAAAGGCCCTTACAAGCCAGGTGATAAATACCCAGTTATAAGCAAGGTGCAGGCAGGAGCATGGTGCGAAGCTGTTGAGCCGTACACCCTTAAAGATATCGACCTTTGGCTTGAATCAGATGCTCACATTCAAGGTGAGGCATTCTGGCTACAGGTAGATGGTGACTCAATGACAGCACCGGCGGGTCTTAGCATCCCAGAAGGAACCTTTGTCCTCTTCGATACTGGGCGCGAGGCAATCAACGGCAGTCTGGTAATAGCAAAGCTATCCGATTCTAACGAGGCGACTTTTAAGAAGCTGGTGATCGATGGCGCACAGAAGTATTTGAAAGGTCTCAACCCTCAGTGGCCACTTGTTGCGATTAACGGCAACTGTCGAATTATCGGTGTTGCTGTAGAGACGAAGATGCGGCTGGTCTGATCGGCAAGATGTTCTGGTCGGCATAGTTGGTAGGTATCCAATTTTTTTAATCACTACTTTAATTTGCAAGGTCATGCTAAATGGTTGACATGAAAGAGGTTATTGAGGTTTCAAGTCTGGATGACATTGAATCTTTGTTCGCAAGATTAGATGGTGGCGAAGAGATACCTATCGAAAGGATCAAGTTCGACCTCTTCAACAGTGTGAATTTTAAGATTTATGGTGACCCATCTCGCTACAACGGAACGCTTCCCTCTGCTCTCGCTCAGGGTTTATGCGAATTCCAAACTGAAATTTATAAAGTTTTCACACTAATAAAATATAAAACTGACAACCTTCAAAGGTTAACCGGTAAAGATAAAGAAGAAGCAGAGATCATCTTTACCATTGATGAAGGCTGTACTGATATACTTGCTGCATTAACTGATCTTTTTGAAGCATTCGGTAAAGCATTTGAGAAGGTAACGCACGGCATGAGCCCTGGCCAAAAAACATTATGTCTCTTGTTTGCTGTCACCGTTATAGGCGGTGCGTGGGTTGGCACGTCATACTTAGAGAAAAAAGCCGAAGTAGAAGTGAAGCAAGAAGAAACCAAGCTTGAAGAAGTCAAGATTAAATCAGAAAACGAGCGCATGACTATCCTGAGGGACGGAATGCTTGAGGCGATTAGAGCTAAAGCAGGCGTGGATGCCGTAGAGCGCGCCGAAGGGATTCAGGAGCATACTGCAAAAGCGTATACAGGGATATTAAAAGGCGCATCTGATGCTGACAAAATTGTCATATCAGGCGCAAGCACCGTTGAACTGTCTAACAAAGAAATCCACGAGCTAATCAAGAATCCTATCGAAAAAGCAAAAACCGAAGAACACAACCTTGAGTTAGTAATCGATGGAATTAAACGTTCAGCCGATAAAATTACAATTAGCTGCCGCGAGCCTACAGGGGAGTCCACATTTCCTGTCTCTGTTGACACTTCCTTTATCGACGATAAAGACGAGATAGCCTTGCTTTTTGATGCAATGAAAGACAATAAGACCGTGAAGATTTTAGGCAGCTATAAAGTTAGAGCTGGCGTGATTGAACAAGGTAATGCCTCGTCAATATCTGCCCCATGA